AGTTCGGCGATCTCGATGATTCCCTCAGCCGCGGTCTTCTCGCAGAACACGAACGCCGATGTGAGACCGGACGCGGGCTGGATGTACCGTGTCGGCAGGATCGGCAGGCTGCCGAAGTCCGAGTCGTAGTACATGACTGACACGCCGAGCTGGCGCTCCTGGTGCACGATGCCGTCGCCGCCGTAGCGAACAAAGCTCTGCAGGAGTTCGTTGAAGAACCTTTTCTCACGGGACCCGACGACGATGGTCGTCGGTTCGCCGAGCGCGTCATAAATTGCTTGGATCCCCGAGTTCAACAGCGGAATGGACAGCTTCTGTCCGCCTGAGAAGGTCGAGGCGTCGGTGACGATGCCGCCTTCTTGGGCGATGATGCGCTGCATCCCGTCGAACTGGAGGTACTGCACGCTCTGTGAGCCGTCAGGGTTGATCGTGATCGTCGGCTGCGTCGTGTCGCCGAACAGCAGCGCGTTCTCCTCGGCCTGCAACACCGACACCATGCGGGCTTGCTGCTCCAGCGCGAGCTGGTCAGCAAACGAGCGGCCGGCGGCGATCATCATGCCCGTGACACGCCCGGACTCGCCGATCGCTTTGATCTGCTTGCCCTTACGTAGGTACCGTGTCGTGCCGTCCGGCGGAAGCTGACCGTCAGCGTAAAAGCTTGACGTCGGCGAGCCGAGCGACGTGCGCTGCGTGAACTCGTGCGTGAGGCCGTTGGCCTTGATGCGGTTCCACCGCTTGCGCAGCGGCGTGCCCTTCATGTCAACGCGTGTGATCACGCTTTCAAGCGACTGGCGCAGAAGTGCGCGTTCGGTCGTGTCGATCGCCTTTGTCACGTCCGGCAGATCGAGTGCGTCAGGGTTTACAAACTCAGCCATGAGGATCTCCTCCCCTTGATCGGGGCGTTAGTTGTCGCCACCAAGGGGGCGGTTGGCGTGGTTGAAACGGAGGGGGCGCCCAAGGGCGCCGGGAAGGGCTAGTTGCGCCCGGCGTACGCCGGGTTAGCGGCGTTCATGATCTTCAGCGCGTCAAGCGGATCGTCGGTTTCGGCGATCAGCTGATCCGTGGTCTTCTCAACCGTGGCGCCGTCGTCGTGGCCGGCACCGGGCGGCAGGACGCGCGCGATGCTTTTGCGGCCTTGGGGCATGTTCTTGATCTCGGCGACGAGGCCTTGATGGCTCTTGGCGATCAACGTGAGCGCATCGGCCATGTTCGCCTCGAACGTGTCGAGACGCTCATTCGTTTCGAGGACCGCTTTCGCGACGGTTTTGGCGATATCGTCGCCAGTGGTCACCGTCTTCTCGACCGTTTCCGGGGTGGCGGCCGTGTCCGTAGGCGGTGTGACCTCGGCCTCGGCATCGGTCTTTGCCACATCGGTGGTGAGGTCGCGCAGTTCGGCGAGGGAATCAGTCAGTGACATATCGGTCTCCTCAACCGTCTTCGCGGTTGTTCGTTTGTCCGCCCCGTCAAGGGACGCCGTGGGCTCATCCGGCTCACGAGTGTTGTCAGGTGCGGGAAGATCCGCAGCAAACTCCGTGCCGCAATTCGGGCACGCCAAATGCCGCTCAGCCTTGGGCAAATCAACATTGGTGGGGTTATCGTCCTGGTCATCCTCACCATCGGTGTCGGTGCGCATCTGCGCGCCCTTCTTGCCCTCCGCGGGACGGCGATCGCCGATCGCGGAGTCCTGGCCGCTGTTGCCTCCAGCGTTGCTGGAGGGGCCACCGAAGTCTTTGACGATCTCGACCTCGGTGAACTCCTCATCGGCGGGCTCGACACCTTCAAAACTTTTGGCGACCTCTTCGGCAAAATCCAGGCTTTTCGCGACACCCTCGGCATAGCTGCCGGCGTAGGACGGCTTCTCTGTCAGCATGAGGTGACGCAGGTGGATGCCGTCGAGGACCTTGCGGCGCTTGCCCACCTCGTTACGCTCATAGAACGCTTTGGTGAGCTTGCCGCCGATGCTGAAACCAACACCGTTAGGCGAGTTGTTGACGGTATGCCATGCCTTGTCAGCGAGTGGGTCTATGCCCGCGACTGGTAGTTCGGTCGTGACGATCAGTTCACCTGTCGCGGTGTCATGCTCAGCCTCGGTGGCCTTGCCGATCGTGGTCGCCCAGTCCTGCTGATGAGAACTCGTCAGGACGACGTTGCCGGTCTTGATTTGCGCGGCGAGACTCCTGATGCAGTCCGCGCTGACACGCTCACCGTCACGATCAACCTCAACGCCGGACGCAACACCAACGATGTAGCGACGCCCGTTCTTCTCGACACTCTTGGTGATCGTTGCGAACGCCTCAAAATCGGCGTCCAACTCAACGGGCTTGGTGCAAGTGATACTCATCGGCTGTCGCCACCTATCTGGTCGGGATGCTCCGAAAGTGGAATCGCGCCCTTCGTGGAGGGCTTGTCGTCCTCTTGGCGGCCACAGTTTGCACAGAACCGTGTGCCGTTCGGCAGTTTTTGCAGCAGCGCACCGCAGCCCGAGCAGCCCGGCGGAGTGGCCTGTGGGCCGTCCTCGCCACTGTCGATCGCTTCTTTCAAGACGTTGAGCGCGCCAGCCACGCACTTGTGCGTGTCACCGCCCTGCTTATCCTTGCGTGATGGTTGGCCCTGCTCAGTCTGCGCGTCCAAAAGGTCAAGGCCGCAATGCGGGCATGTGCGGGGCTCATGCCCCTGCGACGTGCCTTGCTGCTGCACCGGGATCTCTGAGCCGTCCGAAGCGGTCTTTGCGACCGTCGTCTTTGTGCCGCACTCGGGGCACTTGCCGTTAGCATCCGGCTTGGAGCAGGTGTGTTTGCACTTTGGGCACCAATGCGGCTTGCCGTCAAGATCCTGCTTCTGTGTTGCGGTCTCGCCGGACGTGACTTCCTTGAGAACGTCCAGCGCCGAAGAGACGGATTTGGCTGCCATCGTCTGCGCGTGTGTGATCGATCCGTGCGGCAGTTCGTGCGTGCCGCGCAACTTGCCGAAGCCAGTGCTCGGGTGCCAAGACTGGCTGACGTTGACCCGGTGCAAACCGGGCGTGCTATTCGGTTTCGTGATGGTGCCCGCACCGACAGTGCCAAGGTGATTGAACTGAACAGGGGTTCCCTTATCCAGCGCCGAGACATTCTCAGGAAGGACCCTATGCTGAGAGGTAAAAGCCTGGGCCTTCAACACGTCTAGCGCATCCGTCAGGCTCTTGCCAGTCGAGTCGGAACCAGTCGAACTCTCAGCACCGCCAGCAGCAGAATCGCTTGAGCCTGTTGCGGTGCGCCCGGATCCTTCGGTGCCATCCACGAATTCGCTAGCGGGCCGTGCAAGATCCGCGCCGCATGAGTCGCATGCGCCGGCATTGCGGCCGGTCGGCTTTAGTGTGGCTGTGGCGCCCTGCTTCGCGCCTTCCCAATCCTTCGCGACCTTGTCCGCACAGTTGTGGCACAGGTGGCCGTCGGTGGCGAGCGCGGTGTCCTTGTGCTCCAGGTTGACCTTGTAGCCACCGGAGTGGTCTACCTTCGCCACGTCCAACTGTTGGGTGAGTGCTTTGAAAGCGGTGTCAAGATCGGTGCGTCCACCACCATCGTTGTGCGCGTTGCCTTGCCGCTCCTGCTCAGAGTCCGGCAGGGAGGGGGAGGCGTTGTCTTGCGACGGGGAGCGGTACGCCAAAAACTGGGGGAGAGTGACCTCCACCTCACGACCATCATCAGTCTGGACGGTCGCATAGTCGTGGTTGACCTGGGTGACGGTGCCCTCGGTGTCAACACCGTCATAAACGAAACGGGTGTGCGCGCCACCACGGAAAACGTCGAACAGGTCGCCGTGCTCGGTTCCTGCAAGCTCGGACGCGAATTGTTCGTCGAACAGTTTGCCGTGAATCTGGGCGGGCATGTCACGCCAGCCCTCGTCATAGCGGGGGCCATGCGCGGTTGGAGCGTTCGGCGCGGGGAACAGGTCGAACAGTTTGCCGTGAGCGGACTCGATCGTGCCCTGGCTAAAGCCCGAGTCGAAATACGATCCGCCATGAGGGTGATCGGCATTTCCGAACGACTCGTCGAAAAGGGGGCCGTGGCTGTTTGCATCGGCCATTAGGTGACCTCTCCTGCGACAAATAGGTAGCCGATGTTGCTTGCTCCTGCAGCCGAAAGGGTGACTGTGATCGCGTCGTTAGCTGCGAGCGACTCAATGTCGATCGTGTACCCAAAGAATGGGGCGCCCGGGGTGACGGCCTGCGCAAAAATCTCTGTGCTGCCGCTCGTAACCGTCAGGATCGCTGAGCCGCCGCTGACCGATGCGAGGAGTGTCTTGATGCGCCAGCGGTTTGTGCTACCCGGCGCCGCAAGGGTAACCGTCAGCAGCGCATTGGTCCCGGTGGCGTACGGCTCGTTTAGGTTCGGGTTGGCGAACTCGGGCATCTGACCCTTTCAGGGCAAGCTGGTATAGGGCAGACGCAAACGTGAGCGCTAATGGCTCACTGCGAGCTGCGAAAGGAAACTGAGGGGCGCTCGGCAACGCTGGCGAGCCCCTGTGGGGGTATTGGACGCGGCGGAACAGTCCTGGTCCACTACTCGCGCACGGGACGGCGGATCTTGCTGATATCGCTCACGGTGCGCTCCCCTGCATCGGGACGGCGACGCATCCTGTGCGTCCGGTCGAACGCACCCAAAACCGGGACCATCGGCACCTGAAACACGCGGCCTGCAGTCGCCCCGCAGTCGCACCGAATCTCAGCCTCATATTCCGCGAACGGCAGGTTTCGCTCAATAACATGCCCGTTCGGGCAGCGGTATTCATACCTCGGCAAGTGTCTTCGCCTCCTTTGGCGGGTGAGCAGCATGTTTCAAGTCGAACAGGCGACCGAAGTTCACGATGTACTGCCAGACGAAGTTGCCTTTGCCTTTATGGCCGCCACCGCCGGGACGGAAACTCTCTGCCCTAGCATCGTGGAGAACCTTGTACGTCGCCTGGATCACCTCGAACGGGACGGTGCCGGTGGCGTAACCTTCGAGCTTTGTGTTGACGAGATCGCGGGCACGCTTCGCATCGAGCACCCACTCGGGATGCTCGAGCGCAACCTCGGCGCCTGGGCCCTTCATGAAAGGCACATCGCTGTTGGTGACCTCAACGTGCGGTTCATGGGGCGCACGGAATGTCCACTCGTTACGGCCAACGTCGTAAACGGATTGGTCGGCGAGTCGCATGTCGGCCATGAACTCGTCGACACTCATTTCGGGGCGAATGAATCCGTCGAGTGTGACGCCGGGCGCGATCTCTTTGTCGACGAGCGCGGCTTTGAGCTTTACCATCAGGACCGCGTCGATCTCGGGATCCGACAACGCGAGGTACTCACCGCGCACGTCACGCAACTTCGCATGGTCAACGATGAGCTGCAGGTCGACGTCGGGGTCTTGCTCCTGCCTGGTCTCGGAAAGGTAGCTGTACGCTGTCGCGCCGCCCGTGAGAAAGATGTGCGACCAGTCTTGTGCGTCTGCCCCGAATGTTTCGGTCCACCAGTCGATTAGGTAGCTGCGGATCTCGGGGCGCAACCGGTTGCCGCTGGTGAACAGGAGAGGGTCGAACCCGATTTGTTCCTGATCGAAAAAGCCTTTCGCGATCGTCACCGCACGCGAGAGCGCAACCGCATACGGATCGGTCGATTTGAACGCCGCGAGCTCGGGTGCATCCGCATACCCAGGCTTGATCTGGCCGGAACTATCGAACATTTCGTCAAGGACCTCATCGGTGAGGCCTGCAGCATGAACTCGCGCGTACTGCTCTTGCGCGGCGTTATAAACATGCGGATGCCAAGGAAGAAACGAGTGGCGGCAGTGCGGGTGAAGGGGAACGCAGGGCACCCAGTCGCGTTCCTTGCGACCATAGTTCGAGGCATGTATGACATCCTCGATGTTGAAGACCTGGCCCTCTAACAGTCGCTTGCACGACTTGCAAGCCCCGGCGTGCGGCGGGCACCACACCTTCTCAAATCCCTCATCAAGACAGGCCTGCAAGCGTCCTTGCGCGTTCGCACGGATCATCTCTGTGCGCGCGACACGACGCCAATCCACACTGGCGTCCTGTGTGACCTTGTACAGCCACGACGAAACCTGCGTCGGGTTCACGTTGCCTTGCATGCCATAGAGCAACGCGCTTTTGATGCTGTCCTTGTACTTATCGAGCGTCCCGGTCAACTCATGCAGGGCATAGCGTTCAAGCCACTGCAACGCCGCGGTTTGCGCCTCAGACTCAGGGATGCTCGTGGGACCGGCATGCTGGCCGAGCAGGGATAGAAACGCAAGGATCTGCTCATACCCAAGTTCGTAGCCCTTTTTGGGCTGGGCTATCGCTACCCCCTTGACGCCTTCGGACCATTTGTCGAGGTAGTCAAGGATTTGCTGCCAGTCCTTGTCGGGTAGTCCTTTGCCGGGAGGATGGTCGTGCGGCACGGGGGGCGCCTAGTTGCCTGGTGCTTGGCGACGAATCGCTTCAAGGTCTTGTGGACCCGCGACATGCACTTTCAGCTTTGGTTTGCCGAGTGCGCGTAGTCGCTTGATCTCTTCGAGCCATGTGTTCGCGAGCTGCTCCGCAACTTCCAACGTCAACTTCGCATGCTTCGACATCAACGGCTGCGGAAAGCCCATTTGCAACTCAAGGACGATGTGCGCTTCGGGTACCTGCGGGTCCTGGTCGGGTTCGACTGCGAGCGTGTTAAACCGGCTCACAACAAGCGTTTCGATGCTTAACATGGCGCCTCCTAGCGGCGGGTTTGGACTATGCGGCAACGAGGCGCTTCAGGACGAGCAGATCGTCCGGCGTCTCGCTTGTTTTCAGCAGGGGTGTGCCGGCGCCATCGGCGGTGATTTGGCGTTCTGTTTCACGGTCATGAAACTCGATGCGGGCATGCACATGGGTAAGGCCGTCTTCGTGCGCGGCTTGGGCGCGGTGCTGCCCGTTCATTAGCCACAGGCTGCCGTCGGGGCGTTGGTTGACGCGGATCGGGTCACGGTATGCCTTGGCGGCGCGCATCGATTCGACTTTGTCGCGGTCGATGGGGCGCTGAGTGCCGGTGTCGATGTGAAGATCGGCGAGCGCGACTCTGTCAGCGGTCGTGTGTTTCGCCACATCATTGGAAGCTCCGAGGCGCTTCGCGATGTCCATGAGCGACATCGCGGCATTTTCAGGCTTCGATGGCTCCAGCGTGTCGCGCAGCCCGTCGAGAGCTGACGCTAGACCGCTCATGCGGCTACGGCAAGAATGTCGACGAGTTCTTTTACCATCTCGTCAGAATAAGCGTCGAACAGGTCGGTACTTTCGTTTTCAAGGCTGGTCAAAGCGGGTGCACGGTCCTCGGCAACTTTGCTCACTGGGCCACCCGGAATTGGTGAGGGTGCGCCAGGCTCACTGCCTGGCTGAGCACCCGGGGTGGTGCTTGCCTTCCATGGTGTCGCACCGGCCGCCCCCGCAGCACCGGGCGCAGCCATCACGCCGGCCTGCAGCATCGTGTCCTGCTCCTGCTGTTGCTGTTGCTGCTGCGCAGCGGGACCCATCACCGCAACATCGGCAGGCCCGGGAAGTGGCGTGAGCTGACCAGCGACGAGGAACAGGTCAAGGCCGGGATCGTCGCCGGGTTCCATGTTGACCGCGTCGCGCCACTCCGCACGGTTGGCCATTCCCGCGCTGACACGGATGGCGTAGCGCTGGTCGATCGCGAGTTCGTCTTCGGCGGCATCGACCCATTGAAACTCGATCAGGTCGCCGTAGCCCATGCCGTGCGGACCGATGATCTCGGTTGCGATTGCGTCCTTGATTGTCAGCAGGATCGGCCCGATCGATTTCGAGTCGTTCACCTGCGCCTGATCATCCGATGTTGAGCGGTTTACGTCATCGGTCAGACCGACTTCTTTCGGTGCGATCTGGTACACCGCACACATTTTCTTGGCGAGCCACAGCTGGTACTCCATGAACTGCATGTCGCGGTTCGAGTTGCGCCATTGCTGCCACTCGACGCCCTTGCCGGCAAGGATCGGGATCGCCCATGGCTTGCCGACGATCTCGTTCATCCAGTACAGCCGGAACGCGTCGACATCCTCGGGTGCGCAATCCTCGCCAAGGTTGAGGAAGCCCTCGGGGACAGCACCCTTCTCGAAATATGAGCTGTTGAACTTTGAGCTGTAAAGCTCGGCGGTCACCGAGACAATCATGTGCTCAAGCGGGCTGTAGCCGTACCCTGAGAAGCGCACGTCGGTCATCGGGTTGTCCTGCACATACATCAGGTCTTCGATGCCGAAATTCGCGGTTACCTGCCCGTCAACCATTTGGACATAGGCGTTTTCGTGAAAGCCACCATACGCATCGATGTTGGGGCGAATTGTTGCGCCATCGACGGGATACATCGCGACGATATCGCCCCACCCGTCGCGTTCCTTCTCAACCGCCAACGCATCGAGCACGAGAAGATCCTCAAGGATCTCGCCCATGAAAGTCTTCCATGACCGGCTGTTTGGTCGGGAGCCGTGAATGCTGGGGTGCTTGAAGAGGCGCTTCGCTTTCTCGCATAGCGCCATTGTTTCTGGGCGTTTGTCTTCTTTGTGTTTCGGGACGATGTCCCACTCGATCGACCCGATCTGGTTTTTGCGGGTCTTGATGATCGCCCTGGCCCACTCGTTGCGGTGCGACATTAGGCGCAACGTCTCGAACGTGATCGGTGTCGGCTTCGGCTTCCCCCTGGCGGGATCCCACACCTGTGTCATGCTTGTTGCCTGGTTGCGGACAACCTTCGCGATTTCCGCGGCCGGCGCGGACCAGTCGATTTGCTTCAGTACATCGGGGGAGAGCATGCCCGTGAGCGTTTCTTGAAGCTGCCGCATCACTAAGTTCGCACTCGGTGCGGTGGATGCGAGACTCATGGGTTGGCCGTTTGGACCCAGAAGGGTGCGTGTGCTCATGGCAGTCTCGCTTCTAGGTCGACAACAAACATAGGGGTGCCCAAGGGAAGGCCCATCTCTCGACAACTCCAAATGAACAGTCGGGCGGTCTCAGCGACCGCGTCCCAGTCGATATCAACGGGACCGTCCTCGTCGCAGGCCGGGATTGACCAGGCCGTCGTTGCGACAATGCCACGTGGCGGGTAGCGCATGAATGGGGTGATTGGGTGCTGCGTGACCTCTTCGATCAAAGCCATCATGCGAGACTTTCGACAACGATCTGCGCGCCGGGGATCTCACCAACGCAGTCACGCCAAAGCGGCTGATGACTGGTGAGAACGATCACATGCCGGTCGTCTTTGATTACCCTGCCGGTCACAAGGCCGTCGAGGGTGCACCGCACGAGCTTGTCGATATCACCAACGACGGGCCACGAGTAAGACGGTTTCGCGGGGCGCGGCATGTAGAACACGACCGCCACAGCGTACGGTGGTTCCAAAGGCGTCGCCTGCATCGCCATCAGGGCGACAGCCTCAGACCATGGCGCGGCATACTTCGATTGCTCCCGCGTGAACATGCGGCCCTGGCGGGTGCGACCAACGTTGCGGCTGCCTTTCGGGGCGGGACGGCCGTGAACACGGATCTGAACGCGCCGGACTGGCTGTGTGGCGTTCTCGGCGAGCATCCCGCGAGGCCTCCTAGAGAAAAGAATGTGCGCGCGACCGGGACCTAAAATCGGCGGCCTCCCTCACGGGCGCTCTTTCGCTCGCTGGACCGGCGTCGCGATTCGCCGGAGTGTCAGGTCAACGCAAGGCCAAATGTCTGAGCTACGCGCGCCAGGTAAGGCTACCGTTTGCCGCTGATCGACGCATACCTTTGGCCATTGATTGTGCCCTCCGACGGGACTATCTCACCAAGCGGTGCCGCGAGTCGCTGCTGGTTGTCGGCATCGATCGCGTCAGGGGTCGCCATGCGAGGCAGCGCAAAGTTCTTGCCAGGCACCGGGACAGCCGCAGGGTTGTACTGGTTTGGGTGCCCAAAAGCGGTCGCCCATGAAAACCCTGATTTGACTGCCCATGTGACATGGCAGATCACGCGGCACACCGAGTCGGCGGTATCTTTCGAGCCGTTTTCGGGGTGATCGATTTTGACAGCATCGATGAACTGCACGCGCTTCAGTTCGTAAAGTGCACCGGGTTCGCGTGGGTCCTCGCTCGTGACCGAGTCGGTGTCTGGAAGGACGACGAGGTCGTTGTAGAAACACGACCGGGCGTTGCGGTAAACGTCGACCTGGAAGTCCCGCCCCCAGTGCTCCTCCTCAGCGTTCATGCGCTTCCCCTGGAGCGCCTGCACAATCCCGGCGCTATTCCAATGGTCAAACGTCAATGTTGGTTTAGGTGCCCGGAAACCAATGCCATATGCCTTCTTGAGCTGCAAAAGGATGTCTTGCACGTTCTCAAAGTCGACCTGCTGCCCGAGTGCCGGGTTTGGCCGCCATACAAGGACCGCGTCGACGACTGTTTTGACGACGTCGCGTTCCCAATCAATGATTGCTTCGGGTGTCAGTCCGCGCTCGAGGATTTCGCGGGCGTCCAACACTTCGCTTGCGGGGACCTTCACCATCACTGTGGCCGGCGCGCCATGTGCCAGCGCCAATGTGAAGCTGTCGTTGACCTTCCCCGGGTCACCGTGAGCAAAAACCTTTGTGCCTTTCGGCAGTTTCCCGAGGCGGGTGAGCTTGATCGACGAGTATTGCCGTCGCCGTTCGACGCTTTTACCGTCTTCGTCTTCAGCGTCGACTGTTTTGTAGGTGATGACCTCTTCCCAGTCGATCAACGGTGCCCGACCGCGGACAACGCTGTCGTCGAGCCGGTCGGGGAACCGGAAGAACGCCTCACGGGATGCCGGCGGCTCGCACTCGTACTTCGCAAGACTGCCTTCGTAGTCATCACGGTAGTCGTTGACAAACGTGACCGGCACTAAGTGGCCCGGGCGGATCTCCACCATCGTTTCGTGCGCTACCCGATCGTTGACGTCCCATGTCGTCGCGGGCCCGTCAGCGTACGTGTTGCCATCGGGGTTCGCTTGCGCTTCTTTGAGTTTCGTCATCGTGAAGTCGTCAGCGTGCCGCGGGTAGCTGATGACCGCGCCAACCCACCGGCCGGGAAACCGGGTGTTTGCGCTTGAGCGCAAAGTGCCGAAGATTGCGTCGGCGTTCTCGCGCTTCAGTTTCGACAGGAACGCGGACGCTTCGTCCATGATCCATGCGATGACGTTCATGCCCTCGTAGGATTCGTTCTGTGCGTGGCGAGAAAACGCGCGAACGTGGCGGGGGAAGAGGATGTGGTCGGCGTTGATCTCAACTGATTCGCGACCCGGGATATACGGACCGATGCGCCGGCCGCTCTCGAGCACGTTGAAGCGTTCGCGCAGCCACGTCCAGCGTTTTACGCGCTCGGTCAGCTTCGCAAAGAACACGTATTTCGCCTGATCCGAGCTGTAGGCGACGTTGAGCACGTCGATCGACTCACCTGGGCCGAAGTCGAAATACTCCTGCGGATTACGCAGACAAAGCAGGATGTAAATCAGGTAGCAAACGACAACGGAACAGAGGTAGTCCTTGCCTGAACCTTTGCCCCACAACGCTATGAGGATCTGGTACTGGCGGCCCTCCTCAAACGTCCGGGTCGGATCGTCACCCAGCAGTTTGCGTACCGCTTTACGCTGCCGCGCGTACATCGGCGGGATACGTAGATGGTCTCGGACAAATGTGTCAAAGTCAACCGGCTGCTCTTTCCATGTTTCCGTGCCGGAGCTGAACTCAACTGTCGTATCGAGTCCTTCCCATAGCGCGAGCTCGCTCACGACAAGCGCATCCCCGGTACCAACCCAATGACCTGCTCCATGGTCATGCCCTGCAGCTTGCCGACCCGGACCGCCTCAGCTAGGAGGAAGTCCGCCTCAGCACGTTTAGCTCGCTGGCGCTTGCGGTTCACGCCCGGCACGACAGCGGCACGCATACAAGTCCGTGCGCGTCGAACGCTTCGTGCGAGATCCTCACGGGAGTGAATCTCGACACCGTCGGGAAGCTGCAGTCCAGACTCGGTGCGCATACTAGGCGCCGACGTCGGGGATGCCGCCGGTCGTTGCGCACTCGCCGCTCGTCAAGAGCGCTGCGCGCGTCCCAGGGCGACCAGCAATACCAGGATATGACGCGTGAACCTGGGTGCCACCAACGTTCGTGGTGATGCGGGCACCACAGCCGCGGCAACGGTACGGCTGACCCTGCACGGGATTGTTCGGTGGGTAGTGGGGGCACGCGGTCGCTGGATTGTGTTGGGCCATGATTCTCTCCTTAGAGACGGTTGGTAGCGGCGATATGCGATGCGTCCCGATTCCCTGGGTAGGTCGCGTCAAGGCCGGTGGTGCCGGCGGCGGCGACTTGCCCGTTTGCCGCTGCGGCCATCTTGGCCGAAGGGGTTAGGTCGGACCCACATTTTCGGCATGGGCGTGTCACGCCTGGTGGCGGCGCGGGGTATCCGTCTGCGTGGTTGCAGATCGTGCGAGTTAGCTGCGGCATGAAAGGGTCCTCTCGGGGTGGGAAAGTGCGCCATGTCGCTTCGACGGCGAGAGCGCAAAACATGGTGGTCATTTCGATTCGCTGATCCGGCGGTGTAACCGCAGTCGAGCCCGTCTCGGGTTCACCTGCGATAGCGAGAATCAGCAGCGGTGGGATCTCCGGGCAGCCGTCCTCGGTGCGCGCTCGAAGGTGACGGTCGAACGCTTCGAGGTACAGGTGCGTCGCATGGCTGATCTTGATGTCGCTGTCGTCGTCTGGGACCGCCCAGCCACGCCGGTAAATCTCGGCGACCGCCTCGGGGCCGGTGTGGACGCCGAGTCGCTTGTAGGCGTTGTGCAGGTGGCTGCGTACCGTCGAGTGAGCGCAGCCGCGGCGCTCGGCGATTTGGTCGTAGAGGCGTCCCTGGGCGAGCAGCATGATGCACTCGAACTGCGGAGGCGAGAGCGGGCAATCGTTGGGGACCATCCGCCCACCTCCCGGAGGGCTACGTCAAAGGCACCATCGGTCCGCGGCGCTCCGCAACAACATCGAGGATTTCGTCTTCGCCCAGCGACCGTAGGTAGAGCATTGTTGTGTTCACGCTGGAGTGGCCAAGCGCGCGGGAGATGGTGATGATGTCCATTCCCTCGCGGCGCAGTTCTACGGCGAAGGTGTGGCGCCAAGCGTGCGCATTGACTCGGCGATGCAAGCCAGCGGCGATGCCCAAGTCACGCAGCTGCCGACGGACGTCGCTGTCGTGCAGCGGGCGGCCGGCCGTAACACCGGTAATGACGCAGAAGATCGCACCGATGGGAAGCGCTTCGCGGGCGAGCAGCCATGGTTGGAGTTGTCCCCAGCCCCAGTTGTCCATTCTGGCGACGCGGCGCTTGTCGCCTTTGCCGTGTCTTACAACCACCTTGCGTTCAGCTAGGTTGAGGTCGCGCGGCTCGAGCGCGAGCAACTCCGAGATCCGCAGGCCGGTGCGGTAGAGGACTGCCATGATGGCGCGCAGTCGAAGCGCGGAGAGTTCAGCAGCTTGCCCTTCGCGCTGCGCTACGCAGGCGTCGAAGAGTGCCTGTAACTCCGATGTCGTGAACGGGTGCGGCTCGTACTTGCGGCCTTTCGTGGACGGCGGGCGGCGCGGTTTGAAGCCGGGTGTTGATGCTGGCGAGCGGCGTGCGCCGCGAATGTCGACAAGCACGCCCGCGGGCGCTGTAGATTCTGCCGTACTCATGGAGTGCTAGCTCCTTGGGTCGGGCCTCGGGCGATGTCAGTCGCGCCGGGGCCGCTTTGGTTAGTGACCCATGAGGCTAGCAGCCAGTCTGATCAGCAGTGGCCGATATCGCCAAAGTCGGCAGACGGCTCAGGTGGCCTGGAGCGTGATGACGGGGTTGACCCCGGTCTCGAACAACGAGGACGTCAGCGTCGGAAGCGCGCCCGATACGCCGTCAAAGGCGTAGATGGAGACCTGCGTGTTGAGCGAGTTGAACGGCATTCCGGGAAGATATGCGCCTCCGTTCATGACGACCCCGGAGCCGATCGCTGTGGCCTGGAATGCGCAGGCGATCCAGTACCGGCCCGGCGGGGTGTACTCGGTCAGCCCGGTAACGGCGGCGGCCCCCGCGCCGCTGACGCTGACGGTCCCGGCGTCGAGGATCGGTGCGGCGAGCGCGGGGGCCGAGCCGTAGCCGTTATCGGCGTAGATGCCGAAGCGGAAGTTGAGGCCAGTCGCGGAGCCGATGCTGCTGCAGTAGGCGGCGATAGCTTGGAACTCCTGCCAGTCGCTGATGTCGACCGGGCAGAGGTACATGCGGTTGTTTGTCGTGACCGTCGTGGACGTACTGATTGGGGCGATCATTCCCGACGGCGCGACGTACTGACCGGACGCGGGGCGCGGTAGCCCCTTGCGGAACTTGCGCCGGACGGTCGCCCCGGTTGAGCCCGAGTAGTACGGGAACGCGAGCGTCGGCTGGATCTGGTCGGCGACGGTGATCGTCTCCATGCCCTCAAGGAAGATCCGTCCGGTCCCGCCGTTGTAGATACGGAGCGGAATGCCGGTCGCAACACCGTAGGACTTCAGGGTGTCACGGTTGAAGCTGATCGCCTGGTCGTAGTTGAGCGTGCCAGCGTTGATGTAGATGTAGTTCCATGTCGCGCTGCTGCCCGACGGCTCGTTGATCCACAGGTCGTTTCCGGCAACCGTGACGGGGTGCCCGCCAGAAAGCCCGATTTCAAGCGCGGTGTACTGCACGGCGCCGCCCGCCAGGCCGCAGTTCTCAACGAAGTTGTTCAGGATGTGCGTGCCGTCGCAAGAGAGCAGCACGAAGCCGTGCTGCTGCGCGAAGTACCCGTGGTTGCCCTCGAACCACCAGTCTCCGGCGGCGTTGATGTAGGCGTAGCTGCCTGATGTCGTGTCGAAGGTGTTGTCGCGGCAGTAGACGTCGTAGTTCGCGCCGTTCGTGCTGTTGCTGGTCTTATGGATGCCGTCGGCGATGTTGCTGTTAGCGCCGATGTTGGCGAAGTGGTTCTCGGTGATCCGGTTCTCGGAGCAAGGGTCGCCACCGCCGGCCTTTGTGACGTAGGTGGTGCCGTTCGCGGTCGTGTCGGTCAGCAGTAGCCCGTGGCTGTTGGTCTGCTGGACGTAGTTGCGCGACACCTTTGACCAGAAGTTGCAGAGCACGATTCCGCACTCTGTGCCGGTCGGGTTGTTAGCCGCGTTGCAGTTGATCGACAGGTTGTCGATGATCACCGGATTGCTTGCCGTGGTGCTGTTCGCAGCCCAGCCGTCGGGCACGAACACGCCGCCTTGAATGTTGGAGCCCGACGCGACGAACAGGCCGGCTGACTGCTCAAGCGCGGGTCCGAGTCCGATGTAAGAGCAGCCGCCCTTGTAGACGATCTGGGAGCTGACTCGCATCACGCCGTTGAACAGGAACACCGTCCCAGCGGCAGCATTCGTGATCGCTGTTTGCAGCCAGGACGTGTCGTCAGCGCCGCCCCCCTTCGGGGTGAGAACGATGACTTTTGACGGCAGTCCGCTGAGCGACGTCCAGTAGCTGCTGCTGAACGTGCTAGCAGACGTGTGCGCAACCGCGCAGGAGTAGTGCTGATTCGCGTATGCGACCTGCTGCCCGACCGTGTAGGCGGTGGTCGGCGCCCAGAGCGGCAATATCTCGCTTCCCACGGAACTCGGGAGTTCTCCCGTTTCGAGAAGGCCGCCCGCCGTGAGGCCCGCATAACCGGAGTCCACATCCTTGTTGGTGTTTCGTTCAACGGTCGCCGGCAGCTGCAAGCCACTAATTTGGTTTGGGATCGTCACGGTTACACCAGCCAATAGTTCGAGTTGTCGTTAGCCAACGTCGCAGCGTTCAACTGCGCAGCACTCCCCAGCGCCCCAAGGTTCACCGAACCACCATACGTGTCGATCTGGGCCGTGCCGGGGGCGAGCACCGTTATGAGATTGCTATTCGTGTTGATCGCCTTCAAAGTGACTTGGCGCTCCATCCCAGCCGGGGATAGCAGCGTGAAGTTGAAAGCACCATTCGTCGCGTCGAGGAGGACCACATCATCCGTTTTGCGAACGCTGCCCGTGGCTGTGACGGTGCGCACGTTCTGCCCTGGGTTACGTGGCAGCCCATACATTGCGGTCCGGTCAGGCTCACTGAGAAGAGGTGGGGTTTCGCTCACGTTGCTGCTCCTTAGATGAGCCAGTAGTTACTGAGATCAGATGCGACTGTGATCGAGTTGAACTGTGCGCTACTGCCGATCGCACCCACCGTCACGCTCGTGCCATACGTGTCGATCGTTTGAGTATCGAGCGCGTCCACGGTGATCAGGCTGCTACCGGCGCCAATGGCTTTGATCGTCAAGGTGTGGCAAAGCAACGCGGCACTCGGCAGAGTCACCATGGACGGGACGCTCGACACATTCACGAGCAGCACCCCATCCGACAAAAGCGCCGTGATCAGCCCAGGGGTAGGGACACGCACCGGAAGGACCGAGCCCAACCCGAGCGGCACCCACTTACCCGCTGCTAGATCACCACTGAAAGTTGAGCCCGAGATGTGCTCGAACGCGGCCGCATACAACTGGTTGGTATTGACAACTACCGCACCTTGCGCGTACGTCTCGTCGGTTTCCCAGATCGCGACACCGTCACCACCAGACGCCGCGTCCTGCAACAGGCCGAGCGTGACCGCATCAAGCTGGCTGAGGGTAAGAGAAACTGGGGGGGTCATACCGGGGGCGCCTCAAACGTGAATGTCCCGATCAGCGGCGTAAAAACGTTTACCCCATCAGTGGAGTGCAAGTTCAATGCGAACGCGCGTGACGGTGTCGGGCCGTACAGTGGAACCATGGTCATCGCTGGTGTGAAAAGAACGGCGATGACGTTGCCGGCGATCGTCAAACCCTCCCCTGGGGTGAGGACGTAACCGTTCATCGTGACGGTTATGAGTTCGTAGTCGGCGGTGAGGTTCGTCGGGATCGAATTGTCGAGGTCGTCGTAGCAGTTGACGACAAACCCATAGGAACGGCCGGCGATCAGTGTGTCCTCAAAGACCGCGGGGTCGTTCGCAAGTGCGCCCGTGATAACGGCCATCAAGCGTCCAGGGTCGTGTGCTCGTCGGCGTGCGGATGCGCTTCGGCATGCTCACCGGTCACGTGAAGGTGAATGCGATCGAGGCGCCCGGCAACCCATTTCTCATGTTCAAGGGTGTGTTTGCGCTCCCGAGCAAGAAACACACGTAGGCGGTGACGCGTGGGAGGCCAGATCAGGATGCCCGCGATCACGGCCAGATCGAACTGCACGATCGAAGCAACAAGGTTAGGGCCGACAAACGAACGGTCCAAGGGCCAAAAGTCGGTGCGCAATCGTTGCCATGCGACAACGATGAGCGCCATGTTCACGAGGAAAAGAGCGAGCGCCGCGAGTTTTTGCCAGCGCGGCGTTTTATCAATATCAGCGATCACGGTGCTCCCTTCTAAAACCATGCGTGATGAACCGGGCAATCCGGCCCGTAAACCGTCCATGCGTCGCCGCGCAGGATTGGGCACTTACGCTCTGGCTCCGGCTTCTCCCGGGGTGTGAGGAGTCGCCAGAGCCAGCGGTGTGCGCACATCGGATCAGGCGAGGCCAGCGCGTACGAAGCGTTGATGCCAGTCCTGCTGCATCGCGACAAGCCGTTCCCCGTACGCAACCGCAGCAGGCCCGCTGCCGTTGTAGTGCTGGAAGCCGAGCTCCAGCGAACCAGCCGAGTTGATCAGGCCCCCGAGGAACGAGAAGCCCTCAGTCATGTTGTGCAACGGAAGCCAGCACCCGCCGCGGTCATCAGCTGCCTTCTGTAGCGCTCGGTCGGTCAATTGGCAT